GAAATAAATCCAGGGTCTCCTTCAACTAAAGTACCACCTAACTTATCTGCTAACGCTTCACCAGAGGTGTCTATTTGCCCCTCTACGGGCTTTTCAGGCTCTTGGCTGGTAGTTAACCCTAAATGCTGTTCAATGCGTGTAAGGCGGAATTTAAGGCTTGATACTTCTGACTCTAAATTAGTAGCTTGAGGTGCTTGTGGCACGGTTGCAGATGGCTGTCCTGTGTATAATGCAATCGTCATTATTGTACGATAAAATGTTCCTTCGTTCTGTGGGTTTGGATTTTCATCGTGTTTTATAACAAATGTTTTTCCTGTAGCAGACATTGCATGAGGTTCAAATGATGTATAAGCTACGGTTGGTGTTCCATCTTTTTTAGTTCTCCAAATTGAGAATACTTTACCGTCTGCTACAATCTTAATGCGTTTTTCTTCGAGTTGTACTTCTGTGATTGTTATTGTTTTTTCTAGGAGTGGTGCGTCTGACATATTTATTGTGGTAAATTATTAAGTTCTTCTGAAGTAAAGGGTACTTCATCTGGATTGTTTATTTGTTTTCTAATACGCTTGAAAGTCTCTACATACTTAGGGTAATTCTCTTCATAGTCTGCTAGGCTTTCAAACTCTAGCTCCTCATAGGCATACTGCTCTAAAGGGATGCGTTTGTGGATTTTCATAAGACTTTTAATTCTGGGTGATTTAATTTAGCTTCGTCATTAGTTGCAAGGATATTTCCACCATACTCTCTGTAATACTCTGCATCACATTCTTCGCACCAATATACTTCTCCGTGATGTGGTTCATCTGGAAAAACAAACCCTTCATCATCTAACTCTATACAGTGTTCACATTTTTTGCTCATATAATCAATCCCCCTTCTCCTAATTGATAGTTATCAATAAGGTTATCTACTTGCTCTTGTTCCATTAGTTGGATGTCCTCCTGGCTATCAGGTTTCTCGTAGCTGTATAGTTTCTCTTGTTGTTCGATTAGTTCATCTTTGATTTTGCTCATAGAAATGCGATTAAAGTGATGAGTAAAAAGATTGCTATACCGACTAATACAGGAAGTTGTATTGAGTCTTTTTTATACCTCTTTGTGTCTGTTTTGTGAAACGTATTGATTGCAATACGGTCTCTTATGTAATTCATATTTATTCTATTATAGGTTAATCTTTAGGCTTTTTTCCTTCTCGTAGTACCCAACCGACTTTATTCTTTGGTTTCCAATCTTCATTATTACTCCGTGTCCATTCTGTTGCTATCTTCCATTCATAAATATTTCCGTCATCACCTAAACCAACGATGGTGTATGTACCGATACCTGTTTCTTTATGAGTCCACGCCTGAATGATTTTCATATTATTTATTATATTATAGGTTAGTTAATTTTATTGTTACGCTACATTTCCCAGCCCTCCGTAGAAGATCCATTGACTGCCGTTTGTCGCAGGTATTTACCTTTGGACTGGGGAATATAGCCTAGTTAGTTATATAGTTATCTAAGAGCGAAGTCCTAACACTTCGGCTCGACCCATAAACGTTATATAGGTCTCCCACGCTTGTTCCTCCAGGCTTAGTCAGGACGTGGTTTGTAGACGTTTTCCAACCGCTACCTATTTAGGATAAAGTGTACGGTCGAGAAGCCCTCGCTCTTAGATAACTATGTTATACATCAGTCGCTATGGGAGAAGTAAGCCCATGCTAAGTTCAAACCTCTCCCAAGCTGTTGATGTGATGTGAGATAAGCTCTCACTTGCTATATACATACTATAACATGTATATACGATACTGTCAATAGCGGTACAGTGGATAACTTTTAGCCTACTGACGGATTATTATTCCTATACTCCTCATGATACTCTTGTTCTTTTTCTCTTTGTTCTTTGGTGCTATCTATGAACTCTCGGCGTTTTCTAGTGACATTCTCAGGTTTGTACTCCATCATAAGAGCTTTTATGTTCTCCCATGACTTATCTATACCACGTATATCACATGCTGTTTCATAGAAGGCTATGATGAACCGAGTGTTACTTCCTACAGACTCAGGTCGTTCAGAGAATACGTAGTCTATTATTTCTTTTGTAACTTTCATAAGCATGATTTTATATAGTTAATTATTTACGATGAAACGACTTTAGTTTTGACATTTTACTATTGTAATAATTCTCGATACATGATTCACAATATGTTGGTTTTCCTGTATCTTCATCAGGATAGCAAAATGGATACTCATTAGAATCAAACATTTCTTTTTTAAGTTCTTTTATTTCTTCTTCTGTTAAGTAACCGTATCTTGGTATCATACATGTATATAGTTATTAAATAATCTCATTCCCTCCTATATGAAACTACTTAGATAGAGCCGTAGAAGAATAGAGCAAAAAACACTATTGCGACTACTGTTATTACCTTCTCGTATTGTGTACGCTTCTTCCATGTCTTTGTGTGTTGGATCATTCCGAAATGTACCCATGAATAAATCATCGCCATCCCGAACACCATGTAAAATCCTTCCATATATTTATGGTTAAGATGAATAAATTATTTAACTACTTTTTTAACTACGAACCAAACTATAACGCACATTAGGATAAAAGGTATCATACTTCTTTTGTTATTAAATAATCTTAGATAAGGTTTATATTAAGTGTTTATATTGTTTAACTTGTCTGTTTGTCATACTCTCTTATTATTTTAAGTATAAATAGATTCCATGAAAGACCCGATTCTAACTTTAGCTTTCTAAAAGCTATCCAAGTAGTATCAGCCATTCTTATTCCTTTAATGTTGTAATGTTTATCTCTCATAATAATGCTTGTTGTATAGACTCTTTCTTAGCATGGTCTATCCTAGCTCTAGCTATGCGACAATACTCTTCATCTAAATCTATACCTATAAAATCAAAGCCTTCGTATACACATGCCTTGCCAGTTGAACCTGAACCCATGAACGGGTCTAATACTGTTCCACCTTTAGGAGTAACGAGGCGAACGAGGTATTGCATTAGTTTAGTAGGCTTAACCGTTGGATGGTTGTTGGCTGATATTGATTTGTTACGTTGATATGCGTTTTCTATGGTCTTGTTTCTTCCGTCGTGGCTGTACTGCTTCTCCTCAAAATCATCAAGCCCATCATTCCTATCACTCTTACTTGCTTTCGCACAGTAGAAGAATCTTGCTGCAGAACCAGAGTCGCCGAAATGTATTCCTGACTTAATGTTATTTATTACATGGGCGGTGTTGTCGTTGTTGCTTTGCTCAAAATTGTATCCACTCTTGGTCGAAGCCTTTGTATCAGGAAACAACCCTACCACCTCATCTTCTCCCGAGTGAATAAAGTTTGCTGGGAATCTGCCTTGCCTTGTTTCGTTTATTTCTTTCCATTTACAACCACCACCTTCAGGAAAGACCTTCCCACCATTTATCTTAATTTCCTCTGTTCCCACCCTACTCTCATCTATATTTATTCCACCTGTTCCATATTTTAATACATTCTCTGCTACTGTTTTTTCTGATAAAGGTTTCCTTGCTACTGTAATAGGTTCTAGGGCTGGCTTCAGTGCTGTTCCCCAGCCTTCCCATTGTTTAGCTTCATCTCCTTTTGGCTCAAACTTATATCCATAATCAGACCGCTTGCTTAAATCTCTTTTACCACCTGGATTATTAAACAATGTGCTTGTTGTTTCTTCCAACACTCCATTTTTCTTTTCTATTGCTTTCGATATATTGTGACTTTTGGGAAATCCCGAACCGTAAACCCAAGCTATCATATCTCTAATCTCAAATCCTGCATCTTCAATGTTGACTGCCATTCTATGTTGAGTACGAGTACCTGCAAAAGCTAGTAAATATCCACCTGGTTTGAGAACTCTAATACATTCCACCCATATCTCTACACTTGGTACGTCATAGTCCCATTTTTTACCCATAAAGGATAGTCCATATGGCGGATCGGTTACTATACTATCAACAGAGTTATCCTCTAGCTTCTTTAACTCTACTGTGCTGTCTCCTTGTATTATCATATATATTTGTAGTTACTATTGTATATACAATACCCCACCATCCTTATACCGTGTCCTCTCTTAGAATTGCCTAGTACAGGTAGCTACTATTAGTATATGCCTATAGGGGGTACTCTAGTAAGAGTTATAAGGATAGATTGGTAAAGAGCTAATAAAATTGGGGCGATTCTTGAGTGGAGGTGTTCCGTTGAGTGGTTCTATTCAATTCCATTTATAGTGCGATTGAAACCCGACCATCTGGGCTATAAGGTTACACTATCGGTCGCTATATAGGTTACTCATAAAAGTAACTTAATAAAGACAGATAAATTCGGGTAGAAAAAAACACTGTTCAGGCGTCGTGCTGCTCAGTCTCTTTCCAAAGACCTTTGTCCCTAAGGACACACAACACCCTAACAGTGTTTTCTTGGAAAGATTTTGAGCAGGCTGAATTGACAAAGATACTATAATATATTTTGGGGAATCTGTCAAGTAGTAGATTACTATGGGGAGATTTGGGTTATCCACAACCATTACGAGCATGTCCTCGATATGGTTTGTCCACAGTTGACCTACTATATGTAAAGATGCTATACTAAAAGCAACAAGAGAAGTTGCGTTTTAACAATTAGAAATCCCTATCTACAAGCATGGGAGAAGCATATAGGTTATAACAGGCTCAGGCTCGTTATTCTCAATAGTGGTTCTTCTTGGATAAGGGTTTTTGCTTGTTACGAAGGAGCTGTACAAAATTATAGAGATGATGATCTAGTTTAGTTACGCTAGATTTTTTATTTTTGATAAAACTACTGGGTACGTGATTATAGCACGTATAACTGATTTTCAATCAGCCACTTTAAACCTCTCAGACACCTCCATTATAGCCTATGTTATTCGAATCAGGTTGTATTCATTGTGGAAAACATACTTACGACCACGTAATAGGTAGCCCTTTGTGTTTTAAGCATTACAGACAATATAATCTCGGTCTTTCGGATAAACTTAGAAGAGAAGGACGCTTTGAAAAGAGATATGAGCCTAGAAGAACAAAAAAGGTAAGCGTATTCACAGCTCTTAACTTCATATTCTCAGATAAGGAAGATTTTACAATAAACGATTTAGTATAATTTCTATAGTAGCCCTGTTATAACAGTGAGCACAAAAAGTGGCTTGCTAGATGACATCTCAAGGCGTCGTCTAGCAGGGCTAAAATAGAATAATACGAGAGATTTCAGGAAGACCTCTCGCAAATAAACCTCCCTGTAAGTCGCATGACTAATGCACAGTTCAATCCCCGCAATGTCTGACCACTTGACAACGGGGTGCTCAAATGTGCATTAGTTGCGGATGTACTACGTGCTGTGAATGAAGGCGAAAGCCCTGAGCCCACTAGCCACCACTGGTACGACTATTATTCTTACATAAAAGCCTTGAGATAGACCATATTCCCTATGAGCCTAAAAGTGGCGTATGGCATTAAAATTAGCAATATAATGGAAGCATACATTAGGTCGCTATAATCATTTAGTGGCATTGGAAGGGAGCTTCTTGGCTGGGTCTTATGAGACTTCGACTACCTCATAGGTTATTGCCTAGACCAATAATGACCTTCCATTATACTGTTATATGGACAACAGTGGCTTTGATTGGATATCTATTTTAGTAATGGTATTAGTAGGGATGTTAATACTTACAGCGGTTTATAATATAATATTTTAGCTTTATGAGTACAGAAATGGACGTATTAAACACAGAAGAACTATCTCCTGAAGATAAGAAGAAGTTTGAAGACTATGAAAATAGACTAACCACCTTCCAAGAGAAGCTCAAGAAGCTAGAAGAGAAGTACCAGGTAAGAGCTCAGATGACCTATAGAATGATATACGCTGACCTTAAACTATACAATGAGATGGCTGAGATCAAAGACAAGAAGGACGCCAAAGTCAAAGAAGTCATAGACAAAGCCGTAGAAGAAATAGTAGAAAATAATAAATAAATATATGCCAAGAAAAAAAGCAGAGTCAACTAAGAAGGTAAAGAAAGCTCCTAAAAAAGTTATCAAAGAAGAACCAAAGTTCATTTATAGAAACGGTGTTAAACTAGAACTCACTCCTCGCCTTAAAGCAAAAGCAGAACGTAGAGCAGTGAAATATAATAAATAGAGTATGTCAGTAGACCCAACTCCTAAGCAAGAAAAGCTGTTAAAGCTAATTATGGAAAACTATGGTAAACCTGGGGAGACAAAATCCCTTGGGAGTTTGATGATAGAAGCTGGATATTCAGAGGAGAGTTCAAAGAACCCTAAACTTATATTACAGAGCGAATACTTAAAGGATAAGTTAGATGACTGGGCAAAAATGTTAGATGACAAGAGAAGAATGGCTATTACTCAGATAACAGAAGAGAAGCTAGTGAAGAGTAGTGCAAGAGACTTAGCACAGATAGTAACTACGCTTAATAAAGATTTCCAACTTGTATCAGGTGGTGCAACTGAGAGAACAGAGAACGTATTAACTAAAGAACAACTCGATGAAATTCTCCTTAGAAGATCAACTCAAGATAATACAGACGGGGAAGTATAGTCTCATAGACTTTAGCATTATTACTGATAGAAGGTATAAGCCTGCTAAACTACACGAGACTATAGCTGACAAATTAGAAGCAGTAGAGAGAGGGGAAATAAAAAGGTTAATGATCTTTGTACCTCCTCGTCATGGTAAATCTCAACTAGCATCTATTAACTTTCCTGCATGGTATCTAGGGAGAAACCCTAATAAAGAAGTCATAACAGCTTCTTATTCTGCGGAACTAGCACAAGACTTTGGTGGAAAGACAAGAGAACTTTTCAAAGATGACAGATTTCAAAAGATATTTAAAACAAGATTAAAACAAGACGAACAGAACAAAGCCAAGTGGAAGACTACAGAGGCTGGAAGTTATACGAGTGTAGGTATCGGTGGTGCTATTACTGGAAGGGGTGCAGACTTATTGATTATTGATGACCCGATTAAGAATAGAGAAGAGGCTGAGAGTAAACTGATACGTGATAAACATTGGAACTGGTATACATCTACTGCTTATACACGTTTAGAGAAGGATGCAGCGGTAGTACTTATCCTCACTAGATGGAATATAGATGACTTAGCTGGTAGATTACTGGCTAAACAGGCTGAAGGTGGCGATAAATGGGACGTTATAGAGCTTCCTGCTATCAAAGATGACATGCCTTTATGGCCTGAGAAGTACGATTTAGATGCCTTAGAGCAAATAAAAGAGACTATTGGGCTATATGATTGGTCTGCTCTGTACCAACAGAAGCCTATCATGAGTGAATTACAAGAGTTTAAGCCTGAATGGATTAGAGAAGTAGAGAGATCTGACGTAGATAGGATGAATACTCGTAACTTCCTGATAGTAGATACTGCTATGAGTAAGAAGGAGAGTGCTGACTATTGTGGATTCTCAGAGAACTACGTTGATAAAGAGAACAACTGGAACTTAGCAGGCTATAGGATGAAGCTTAATCCTAAAGAGCTAGTAGATTACCTTTTTACATTACAAGACAAAAGAAACTTTGAAAAGATTGGGATAGAGAAGACAGCTTACACTTGGGGACTGAAGCCTTACCTAGACGAAGAGATGCGGAAACGTAACAGGTTCTTACCTATAGTAGAAGTAGAACATAAAAATACAAATAAAGAAGTTAGAATTAGAGGTTTGATACCACGATACAGTAGTGGATCTATTTACCACATCAAAGGAGAGTGTAAAGCACTCGAAGAAGAGATGCTTACTTTCCCTCAATGTGTCAACGATGACGTTATAGACGCTACACAGTATCAAAACGATATAGCAGAACAACCTGAACTCGAAACTAATAACTATAATCAACCAGATTGGGAAGACTCCTTTACTGGAACAGGCGGATAATATATGTCAATAGAAAACAATATACTTGACCAAAGTGTCAAAGAATACGATAAGGCACTGAAACATCGCTCTACAAGAGTCACATCTTCTTGGCATCCCAATGAAGATCTTTACTATGGTCGCAAACAAAAGAAGCTTAGAGGAAGACACAACGTACTATTGGGAGAGATGCAGGGGTTTATTGAAACACTTGTATCTAAGATTGATGATGCTCCATTCCTCGTATTCCAACCTACTGATGAAGCTGATGTACGAAAGGCTGAGAAGGTTACGAAAGCATGGGAACAAGACAGCTCAGTATCACGTGGAGACTGGAAGAGTAAGGACCTTATGGGTAAGAAGCTCGGTGGCTTATATGGGCGTGCAGTATTTAAATACTTCGCATCTAGTGAGCCTGAATACTCATCTAACCTCGTGTTAGTAGACAATTATGATTTCCTAGTAGACCCTCTTGCAGGTGGTGAAACGATTGAGGAAGCTAATTACATGGGACAAGATAATATATTCAAGACAATCAAAGAGCTAGAAGACGATGAACGATACGATGATAAACAGGTAGTTATCCTTAAGATGTCTAAAGGTAGAGATACCGAAATTGACGATAATAACTCAGAACAAGAGAAACAGAACAAATCATCCCTCATAGTAGGGAGAGAAACTAAGCGTTATCAGAGTGAGGAGACTGCTACATTGGTAGAATGGTACACAACTTACGAGGGTATACGATACATTTGTACCTATGACCGACCTACAAAGACATGGATTAGAGTAGAGAAGCTTAAGAACGTATTTAAGACAAAGGAATATCCTAATGGAGATCCACTATGGCCATTTGATAGTTGGGCATTCTTTCCAGATCCTTTTGAGTTCTGGACACCATCTCCTGCTGACCAAGTAAGAGACACTATCATTTCAAAGAACATATTGATTAACCAAGCACTAGATAACCGTCAATACCGTAACTTCGGTATGAAAGCCTATGACACACGTGTATTTAAAAATCCTGCTTTACTTGAGCCTCGTTGGGCTGGGCTTGTGCCTGCTACTCCTGATGCTGGTAAAGACGTAAGAAGCGGTATATACGAGTTCAACTATCCTGATGTCGGAGATACAACTACACTCTACGGATTGGTAGATAGCGCTCAAGGTAGAAACTCTGGTATTACAGCTGGTTCACAGGGAGCTACTGAGAAAGACAAGAAGGTCGGGGTATTTGAAGGAGAGCTTGCACAGACAGCTGATAGACTTGGATTATTTGAAAAGAGTTATGGTTCATTCTGGATTAGAATGGCTAAACGATATCTCAATGGATTGAAAGAACACATGGGACAGTCAATGGCCATCAAGATGCTTGGAGAGCAAGGCGTACAGTGGGACGAGCTTATCAAAGATAACCTGAATCCTAAATACGATATAGCTACTAAGGGACTTAATGCAGAGCTACAAGCTGATTCACGCAAGAGACGTAGTAAGTTTGAAAGCCTCAACATGGAAATTCAGAACCCTTTGCTCAATCCTAAGACAGCCCTAGAGAAACGACTAGAGATAGCAGGGTTTGAACGTGAGGAGATTAGAGAGCTTATGAATATATCTGATGAAGGAAACAGTGAGAGCGTACTACAAGCTGCTGAAGAGAATGAGAAACTATTGAAGAAAGACGTTGAGCCTAATGAATACGCTACTCCGTTACATGTACAGAAACATCTCGACTTCATGGCAGACAATGAGTTGAAGGGTGAAGTTAAAGACAGAATCCTTGCTCATGCTAAAGCTGAGGTAGACTTTGCTCGAACTAACATGGTCAAATCAGTATTTGATCAATTAGCTGAAGAAGGCTCATTACCGAGCGTTTTAGAGGATGAAGGTCTCATAGGTCAAGAACTACCTCAAACAGCCCCACAGACGCCAAATATTGCCCCTGAAGGGCTTACAGGACAAGGACCTTTACCAGTCCCTACTAGGGAACAATTATTATCACGAGTATGATACTAGACAAAATAGAAAAACTAAGAGAAAAGATGCTTGGATATAGGGGAGAGCTTGATGATGCTACTGAGAAGAACATAGAGATATGGCACGAACAGATTAGAGAGAATCAGCAACTTATAGACCTTGCACGTACTCCTGGTATGAAGATCCTGACCAAAGAGGTCAAACGTAGGCTTGTCGCTATAGATGGACAGCTTACAGACCTTGATACAGATGAGAGACAGATGTATGTACTGGTAGCTTACAAGAAAGCATGGACAGATGTACTTCAAACTCTTATGGGTGCAGGTGAAAGACTAAGAGCCCTAGAATCACAAATAGACTACGAACTAGAATAAAACTTATAAATGGCGAAGTACATCGCCTTAACAAATCTATATATGTCTGATGACATTCAGGTCACTTATGGTGACGAGCTCTCACCAGAGCAAAAGGAACGCTTAGCTGGATTAGAAGGCGAAGCACCAGAGGAAGAAAAGAAGGAAGAACCTCTTATGGAGGAGAAACCCGAAGATACACCTCGGCCTAAGAAAAAGGAATCTAAAGAAGAGGAAATCGTTAATGACGATGAATCTGATGATGATGACGATGACTTAGAAGAGGAAGACAAGCCTACTCGTAAGAGTAAGTTCGTCAACCTAGATAAGCACAAGAAGATGCGAGACAGAGCTAAAGAAGCAGAGGAAGAATTGGCTACCTTGAAAACTCAATTAGAGGAATACAAGGACAAGCCAAATCAAGCCAATGCCGAAGACCTTATATCATCAATAGATGAATATGCGGATGAGTTCGGTGTTAGTAAGGAATCTGTATCAAAGTTATTGAAACTTGCTGAAGAAGGTGCTTATAAGAAAGTCAAAGATGAATTTGGTTCAAAGCTAACTGAATTTGAAGAAGCTACTAAGTCTGTTCGGGAAGCCGAAGCAGACGCCACACAAGAGAAGTTATGGCGTAAAGACCTCGAAACACTCAAGGAAAAATACCCTGATGAAGATATAGAAGCTATCAGAGGTAAACTTAAACAGCATTATTTCTCAGAAGATTATTCCAAAACTCCTATAGACGTGATCTATCGTGGAGTAGAAGGTCTAAGGCCTGCTAAAGGTTCTAAGACCGTAGAGAAGGGCAGAGGTGGTACTTCAAAGGATACTCCTGTACATGACTTCAAGAAGATTCTTGATGACAATAACCAGGAAGCTATACAAGCCATGGATTCTGAGACTTTCAATGAGTTCAGAGATTATATCTCTAAACGTAAAGTCTAATTAAATTAATCCTAATAACATGGCAAACTTACTCGGTAATGGATTGCTAAACGCTGCTTATTGGAGCAAAGTGATGCAAGAAGTCCGTTACAAAGAACTTGTGGCTATGGCTATCACAAAGGTTGAACTTCGTTCTACCCTCAAAGATGGGGACACTGTTCACCAGCCATACCGCTCAACTATCGTAGGCCAAGCTTACACAAAAGGTACTGCTTTCACAGTACAGGATATTTCAGCGACTGATGATACTCTCGTAGTAAACATCTCTCGTGTCGTTCCATTTTATTTGGACGATGTCGATTCTATCCAAAATTCATACAACACTGCAGACGAATTTGCAGCTGATTCTATGGATAAACTTAATCGTTTCGTTGATGCTGATGTACTTGGTGAATATGCTAATGCTACATCTGACGTTGATGACGGTGATGTTGGTGGTACAGCTGGTAATGCAGTTGCTCTTACAACTTCAAACATTCAGAAAATCTTTACAGCAGCAGCTCGTAAACTTGACCTCTTGAATGTATCTGCAAAGAATCGTTTTGCTGTTATTTCACCTTCAGTATTGGAGCTTTTGCGTCAATACCTCGAAGGTAAAGATACTTCATTCGGTGACGAAGTAGGAAACAATGGTTTGGTTGCTAAAAGATTTGGTTTTAACCTTCATCTTTCAAACAACCTTTCATACACTGCTACTTGGACACCTGCAAACAATCCAACTGAAGCTGACACTGTAACCATCGCTGGTGTAGTGTTCACTTTCAACGCTACTCCATCTGGAGCTGGTTCTGTTGATATTGGTGGAACAACAGCTGTTTCTATTGATAACTTGGTTGCTTGTATCAATGGTACAGGTACTGCTGGTACTGACTACATTGCTTTGTCTGCTGCTAGTAAAGCTGCTCTTGAAGGTCTAGTCGCTATTGACGGAACAACTAACATGACAATCGTATTCCACGGTGGTTCTGAAGCTGCTCTTTCTGCTAGTGAAGCTGCTGATCCATGGTCAGTTGAAACCCTTCACCTCTTGTTTGGTCAAAAAGGTGCTACAAACTTGGTTATGCAAAAAGCTCCAGGTGTTGTTATCAAAGATGTTTCTGACAAACTTGGTAAAAACTATGCTCCTTGGATGTTGTATGGTCTCAAGACCTTCAACAACGACAAAGACAAACTCGTTGACGTTAAGATTGATGGTTCAGCACTTTAATTCACTACTAACTTTATAACAATATGGATATAAAGGAAATTGGCAAAATTGCTATGGTGGTAGTTGGTGTTGTACTGATTTTCTTCGGTATAAAAAGTTTCTTTTCTCCATCTCTAGAGGGTGTTTATAACAACCCTACAGGTGGTGTCATTGCAAACGTAACTGGTAATGTAACTGGGGACGTAACAGGCGATGTAACGGGAGACGTCACAGGAGATTTGACAGGAGACGTAACTGGTAATGTCACAGGTGCATTGACAGGTACAGCAAGTACAACTTTGTCAACTTCGACTGCTAGTGTTGTTACCTCAGATGCAGGATTCTGTGTATGGAATGGTTCAAACTATACCGTATTCGATTTTGCAGCTAACTCTACATCTACTGTAACATTCACAACTTCAACAGGTTGCTAATAGGCCTTATTTAGGCAGGGAATGGGCATTCTATGCCCTGCCCCTAATAAGTCTTAATTTATAAGCCCTCACGGGCATAACTAACTTATATATGTACATACAAAAGTTAGCCGATGCTGCCGCTAGTCTAATTACAGTTACTAGCACTGCAACAAGTCTTTACGACCTAATAGACACCGCTGGTGGTTCAAACAGCGAACTCGGCACAAAGAATTTGAACGCAGTAGATATCTCTGTAGAAGATGGAGATGTAAGAATGTTAATGGATGGCAATACCCCTACAACTACGGAGGGTATGTTGTTGTCTTCAGGGAATACCTACTATCTTAGAGGTGTACCTTTGAGCAAAATGTTACTTGTACGTGTTTCAGGTGATGTAGCTTGTTCAGTACAAGTTGGTAAATCAGAGCTAGGCGAAAATACAAGCTCATCTGCTCACGCAGTTACTTTAGAAGTGGGAACTGTCGAAATTGGTGATGTTGGTATCACAGAGCTTGGTAATCAAGATTTACCAATCGATGACGCTGCTATGATAGCTTCTCCAGTGTTCTCCCCATCTGGTGGTGAATATAGAGCTGCTGATACAACTTACGCAGACGGAGACGCTACAATCGCTCAAACAGATGTTAATGGTGTCTTGAAAACCAGAGACAAAGCATACGATTCTTCAACTCAAGCTAATAAGAGTGGAGAGGTAAATCCTTTGAACAGGCAGTATGTACCAGCAACACTTGCAGACGTAACTAATGAAACTGATGCAACTAATTATTACTACATAGACATGGCAGGATACAGAAACTTTAGTATTCAAGGTGAAACAGGTGGGACAGCTCCAACAAGTACGCTGACTGTAACAGTAGAAGCGACAGATCAAGATGACGGAACAGCTCAAGCGAGTTGTGCTTATCAAGATGTAACAAACGCATTATTCGGAGTAGCAAGTTGGGTTGATACTGACTTCTTTGGTATTACAGATACACCAGTAGCGTTCAAGTATGTTCGAGTAAAAACAGTTACAGCAGGTGGAGGTAATGACCAAGACTATACTTTATACTCTAAGAAAATGTACTAATTCATAACTAACTAAAAAGTATATGACAGTAAACAGAAGTTCATCAATAATTTCACAGTACAATAGTCCTGTTGTGAAAATACCAGGCACAGTCACTCCAACAGAAAGGGTAACGGATGGAGATTTTGCTAACTGGGGTACAGGTCTCTACCCTGATGGATGGGGTATGTGGGACGCTGTGAATGATTCCACTCCCAATCCTACTGGTTGGTCTAGAAGCACAGACGTACAAGCTGGTACTTATTCTTTAGAATTAACTGCTAATCTTGATACAGGCGGAGGATATGCATCTGCTGTATTGACTGGAGTCTATGATACGGCAGTTGCAGAAAAAACAATCCAGGCTAGATTTTATGCAAAATACACTACTGGAACACCTGCCATTGGAGTAATACCAAAATACTGGGACGGAGTAAATGATTATGTATGGGACATTACATCTGGAGATTGGATGATTGATGGGACAGAGGATAACAGTTTAGAACAAGTAGCCATTACTGGTTCTTATACTCAAGTAATTAGCACACAAAGAACATTACCTGCTGGAGCTACAGAGTTCTGGTTTGACATAGTTGTTGTCGGTAATCAAAATGACGTGGCATTACTTGATAATGTAGAATGGTTATTAGATGGGGCTGACGTTGCTACCAATGGAACAATGGAAGCTTGGACAGAATATGCTAATCCAATAACTCCTTTGACTAGTTGGGGATTTGAGCCAGGAAGTAACTGGGCATTTGACCCTCTTGATGTAGGAGATAATAATCACATTACTAGAGGAACAGACACACAAGCAGGAACTTATGCTGTTGAAATGTTGGTACTTGGGTCTGGTAATGGAGAAAGAGGTTTTGTATACCAAACAATCACTCGTCCAGCAGGTACAAGTATAGACTTATCAGTTTACACAAAGACTTCTGACGCACAGACTCCTTACCTAATTTGTTTAGACGGAGTTGATGTGGCGATGACTCAACAGTACGATTTCGTAGCTGATACTTGGGACACTCAAGGAACTTCTCCAACAGACTTACCAGGGACTCCAAATGCTAAAACCTTAAGTGGAACAACATCTTATGTAGAGAACACTCACACAGTTGTAGTGCCAGCAAGCGGAACTCTTGTTGTAGTTCTTATGACAGATGATGGAGATGATGGAGCAGGGTACACTTACAAGTTTGATACCGCTTCGGGGATTGAAGACTTGGCTGTTCCTAGTGACCCAGTAGAATTATTTAACAAGGTGGCTGGAGGTGTGGATAAAGATAACTTGGACAGTGGGGACTTAGTAGATGCGATGATTGATTCCGATGGAGACACTATTTTTGGATGGACTTCAGATGATGATGGAGGACTTACAGCTGTAACAGACTTAAACAAGATTGACTTCTCTGCTCACGACATGAGATTTGGCAGCCCTTCAGTTGGGGGGAATCCTGTTACTAAAACATATTGGGATGCTAATAAATTCACAACTGATGACGTAAAAGAAACAGCAGTATATTTATTCGGAACAGTAGCGGTAGACCTTAAAGTACAGACTACATATGCTCTCGGTACGGTTCCTGCTGGGTACACTTTCCGTCCTGTTTATTTCCAAAACAAAACAACAGCACTGGACGCCCCCGATAATTTCTCTAGTGTTGGTATCGGGTACTCTGCACCAAACTATGATGAAGTCACTTCTCCCGCTCAACAACCAAGCGGTACGGTTGGAGTTGTGCAAACAGTAGCCCTCACTTCAACGCACGACATACCTGCTGAATCAGCACTTGTGGTGAGCGTGAACACAGCGGATGGAGGTACAGCACTGAATGCAGATTACTCTTTATACGGAATCCTAATAGCAGTTTAATAATTAATAAATAAATATGGCAGACGTAATCAAAGAGGTCTTAGATTCAAAAGAATTGGCAGACCTAAAATACATTAAAGTAGAGGAAGCTAAAGTAAAAGAAACACTTAAAAAACCAAAGGTAGAAGAAGTTATTGCTCTCTTAAAAGAAGTAGAGAAAAACAACGGACATCTAAACATCGCTAAGATGGCAGGTGTTTCAGTAGAAAAGGTAAAAGAGATTCATAAGAAGATGGAAGTTCGTATCGCTGAATTTACACCAGAGCCTACTCCACAAGAGGATCACGGTGGTAAGATAGTAAATCCAGCTTTATAATTGATAGTTAATCTACCTCTCTAGTAGGGGTAGACCCTACTATTAAACTATAAAATATGACACTAAAATACGCACAAAGACCCAGTGAAGACATTTGTTTCAGAGATAATTTCATCTCGAACGACTATGTTACTGATAATGGAGGGACTATTTATAATGCTCCTACTATTAGTAATGAAATAACTACAAATGGTTCAACACAGTATGTTGATTACGGAGATGTTTGCAACCTAGGCTCTGACGACTTCTCTTTCAGTTTCAAGATTAGTTTCGCTTCAGCAGGTACACAGGAGTATATTTTCTCTAAATGGGAAGATGGAAATAATAGATGGTATGTAAGGAGAGATGACACTGGACGTGTATTTATGTTTTGCGTAATAGGGGGAGTAACTAAAATATCAGCTATTTCTGCAGCTAGTGCAGTCTCTGCGGCAAATACTGAGTATGATATAGCTATAGTAGGGAACTGGGCTGACACTATACGATTTTACGTAAATGGAGTTGAGTCAGTAGGTAGTGCGGCTACTTTCACAAACGCTGATATAACAAACACTGGACCTCTTAGAGTTGGGCGAACGGACTCTAATTATGGTGCATTCACGATGAAGAACCTCTCAATCAGCAACAGAGCTTTAGTATTAGACGAAACTTTAGACATCTACCAAGCTGATACATTCAGAGAAATAGACGCAAGTAAAGCGGTAATAAGTTTACCTTTGAGAAGTAGTTTTATTGAACCTACAGGAGTGAACCTTGTTGTTGATGGTGATTGTGAAGCAACTGGTGTAGCTGCTTGGACTGTAGCAAATGATGCTACATTAACAAAGAGTACTGATAGCCCACAAGCTGGAACACAAGCACTTCGTGTAGCCTACAACGGAACAAGCACCCCAGGAGCATACCAAACAATAGTACCAGTAGGGAAAAGATATAGGATTACAGGATACGCAAGAGGCGATGGTTCTTTTGCCCCTGAAATAACTACTGGTGCAGGTGCTGCGATTGTGACAGGTCTTACTTCGTCAACCTCTTGGCAGTATTATGATGTTATATTTATAGCAATAAATTCAACAATAATCTTCCGAAGTTCAGCTACGTCAGCTGGGTGGGCGGAGTTTGATACTATGACAGCTGAATTAGCACCAACTGTTACAGAGAATATAGGAACAGAAGCTAATGCAATAATGGGTGATGGCTCAACGACCAATACAATGCCAACGCTAAAAAGCCCTCACGGGATTATTAACGACGCTCTTATAGTTGGCACATATATGTCAATTCCAGATAATGCAAATTTAAGAACTGCTAGTGTGTCAGTGTTCGCTTTGGTTAAGCCTCAAAGAGACAGTGCTGCAAGAAATACAATAGTCTCAAGTGGTAATCCAGGTGCTTATGCTATTAATAATTTTGCATTTGAATACATAAATGGAACAGGGCTTAGGTTGTTTGGCAGAACTGATGGAGCATCAGTAACGGTAGCAGATGTACTTAAATACAACCAATGGAATTCTGTAGCTTTTACTTGTGATGGCACAACAACAAAGCTCTATGCTAATGATAAATTGGTAGCGTCTGGGGCAATAGTCACAGGAACGGATAATACTACTGGAACATATATTGGATGTGTTAATAGAGGAACAATAGATTATTGCCTAGAAGGAGAAATGGACGCAATTCAGCAGTTTCCTTTCGTTCTTACACCAACACAAATAAAAGAGCTTTCGAATAACGCATTTGCTAACTTAAACGTATGAATATAATTGATAAATACCCACCTAGAGTAGAGTTTGACTTTACTAAAGGTTCACTACAAGACCAGTCAGCTAATGGCTACGCTTCTACTCTTACAGCAGGCTCTGCTTATTGGGGCAAAGGACGGAAAGGCAGAAGCTTTGTATTTGATGGTGCAGCTACTGCCCTAAATCTTGGTAATGTTTCAGACTTTGACAATGATGAGGTACAGAGTTTTGCTGCAGTTTTTAAGACAACATCAGCCGCTATTCAGATGATTGCGATTAAGTCAGATGGAGCTACTGTGTTCCCTGGTTGGGCTTTATATCTTAGTGGAGGGCAGATATTCTTTAGAATATACCAAACATCCACAGGCACAGGATTTAGATTATCTACTGACGACACGTTTAATGATGGAGAATACCACTCTGTTGTAGTTACTTATGGTGGTTTAGACGGGGCAGATAAAGGTGGTGACAACGCAAAGATTTATGTTGATAATCAGCTTGTTGATACTACTCTTGCACACGACGTAGCATTTACAGCAAGTACTTTAAACACAAATGATTACAGAATTGGAATGGCTAGTTATGGTTCGCTTTGGTTTGATGGTCCAATGAGTTATGTTGCACAATTCGGAGTAGAACTTTCAGCACAAGAAGCTACACAACTACTTACAGAGATGAACACAGCGATTCCTTACAACCTTACAGATATTAAGAGTTATCCTGCAAGTACAGGTATGAAAGATGGTGTAGTACAGGCTTACATAGCAGATGGTAAGGGGTGGAATGAGAGTGTGGCTAATGTAACTTCTGGACTCCTAGAAAATACTGGCTTCACTGTAAATACTGGTACTTGGAAAGTATCTGACCGAGATGGATTTAATAAGGTTTTAGAATGCGTTGCTGATGGACAAATTGAACAACCTTTAGGCGGAGTGAGTGGATGGACTACTAACACTTTTGAACTTGTGAGTGGTACACCTACTTTAATTAAAAACGCAACTAATATCCAAATAGATGCTGTAGCAGGTGACAAGGTTGGTGTTATTAGTTTAAGCAATTCTTAATCCCTTACATAGAATAATATGCCTGATGGTAAACCAACAACTTACCCAATGTCACTCGCTACTAAAATAGCCATTGATAGCATAAAAGATAACATCAGTGACATGAAGAAAAGCATGACACCTACAAATGGAGAACTAGGTATAATGATTACTAACCTATGCACTACGGTAGAGACTGGCTTTAAAGGTGTCCACGATAGACAGGATAAAACTAATGGCAATGTTGAGAGGAATAAGGAGGCAGTAGCAGAGTATAAACTTGATAAGATTTTCATTGATGAACTAAGATGCGATAAATTAGAAAAGAAGAAAGAGATTAGAACACTGAAAAATAAACTATCAGATTATACCATTAGGGCTTTAGTCTTCGGATTAGTAGCTCTGATAGCTGGATTTGTAGGGGGTAACGCAAGCGGTTTATTAACTTTTATTAGATAGTATGATTTTAAAAAACCAGGGATTTATCTGGAACAAACTAGCACCTGAGGATTGGTTGTTGGGGGATCTACCCGAAGAACACCCAGTATTGTGCAAGGATGGTAACTGGACCAAATGGCTGGTAGAGAAAGAGTATCAGTCATCTAAGTATCTCCGTACATCAGCATGCGTTTCTTATAGCAAGCTAAACCAGATAGAGATGTTGTTCAAAAGGCTGTACGGAATAGAGATAAACTTTTCAGATAGGTTCACAGCTAAACAAAGTGGCACAAAACAGGGGTATGGAAACACTGGTAAGAAGGTAGCTGATAGTGTTAGAAAAGATGGCTTAATATTAGAAGAATACTACGGATGGGATAAAGACAAAGTAAGAACAGGAGATGAGTATTACAAGACAATACCTGAGTCGTTACAGGTAAGGGCTAAGGGCATACTAAACAATTTCAATTTCAACTACTGGTATGTATGGGAACGTAAGGAAGAAGATCAGCGTGTATCATTGATGAGGGCTCTAAGATATTGTCCAGTACAGGTCTTTATAAAAGCTTATGGTCCATTGAGGAAGGGTGTATATCAGAGAATAAGTGGTGGTTCAAATCATGCAGTATTGCTTTTCAACTATAAGGAAGGGGAGTGGTGGGAGATATACGATCACTATGACGCAGTTGTTAAGAGGCTCGCATGGAACTATAGGATTACATCTGGTCAAATTGCTACAGTAGATGAGAGAGTATACGCAGTTAAGAGAGAAAAAGGAGTTAAGATAGACGGTAAGATTCAACCACCTGTAGAATATAGGCAAATATACAAAGAATCACCGTTCACTCTTACAGGACCTTACATAAGTAACTACTTAATTAATAAACGGGGTTATGTTAAAACAATACCTCGATATGATTACTAATATGGAATACTTTAAGAGGATGCTTAAATCACGTACTATATGGGCAGGTGTTATACAAATTGTAACAGCTGCAAGTCTGTATTTTACAGGAGAACAATCACTGCATGAGTTAATTCTTGGTGGTTCAGGTATATTGATGATTATCATGCGTATAATTACTACACAACCTATTATAAAAAAATAAGCTGTATTGTACGGCTTTATAGTCGCCTAATGGCGTGCATAAGGTGAAACCCCTTACTATAGCCTAAGGTAGCTATATATGAGTACGGCTTTACGGCCAGGACTAACGGATTATTCCGTGGGTCTGCCGAGCCCCTTTACGGGGGCTTACCAGACTTAATCAAAAAAATATGACTGGCTCAGAACTTCTAACTTACTTCAATTTCCTCGTAGATGATTCTATCGAGGATGATAGATTTGAGGACATAATTCAAATAGCATCTCGTCGTCTTTGGGTTCAAAGACCGTGGGAGTTTTTGAAGACAAACACAGACGCAACATCAACTGCGGTAGGTACAACGACTTATAGCTTACCAGCTGACTTCCTATTGCCTTTGCCTATATGGGCTGGTGATACACAAGTTTATCCTATTGCACGAGACCAACGAAGACTATTCAGAAACTCATTCAATCGTTACTATCTCGATTTGAAGAATAGCAACTTTATACTTACACAATCACCTACATCTGTAGAGACTATATACTTTGACTACATTTATAATCCTAGTGATATAGAGGTAGATGATACAGACATAGAGACTACAGTGCCTGGGTTCTTGAGTGCGTTCCATCCATTGCTTGCATATGAGGCAGCTAAGACTTTCTTCTATCAAGATACTGGATCTAAGGCAGACAGTTGGTCAAGAGAGTATGAGGCTGAATACCAGAACTTATACGCACAGATGGTTGAATATGATAATGCTCTTAAAGCATCCGCACAGAACAGTGCAATCCCAGAAATATACTATCCAAATAATAATTCAGACGTTATAGAATAATATGAGTAATCGACTCGTTAAAAATGAAGTGTTCAAGAATGGCATAGTCAACAAATATGAGGCTAAAGCTATTCCTAGAGGTGCAGCTTCTGACGGCTTCAACTTTCTTACGTTACTAGATAAGATAGAACTCGTCAGAGGTAGAAAGATTTTGGGTACAGAAAATACAGGCTTGGGTAGCATAACTGGGCTACACACAGCACAGAAAGCTGACGGTACTGAGGTACTATACTCAAGCTACGGAACTAATGTTAAGTATTACGACACAGTTACAGAAGACTGGATCTCTGTTAAGAACGACATTACTGATGACGAAGAGGTTGCCTTTGATAATTATCACTCAACAGCAGGAGCTCAGATGTGGTTTTGTACCAAAGAAGAAGGACCATATAAGGTGATGACTGCTAACCCTGCTGATGAATACGATCAATATGATGCTGCTAAGAACTTCAGAGGAAAGATAGTCACGAAAGATAATAGAATGTTCTTGTGGGATAGAAATGAAGACGCTACTGGTCTTTACCTATCCTTTATAGATGAATTGAATACAACCGCTGTAAGTGCTGAAGCTATCGGGGGGTCTGGTTCACAGACATATACAGGCACTCTGGCTTTTAAGGCTGGTGGTTCTAAGAGAACTTGCTACGGTATTATTATTACAGAATCAGGCGGAGAGGTGTTTACCGATGATTTCAGTGGAGTATTAACTGGTAGTGCAGGTGGTACAGGAACAATAAACTATTCAACAGGTGCTTATAGCGTAACCTTTAATGCTGTTACTTCAGGTGCTGTTACAGCTGGCTATAACTGGGAAGATGCTACGAATGGTGGTATTGCTGACTTCACGTTCTCAGCTCCTAGAACAGCAGGAGAGGGAGCTATTTTTAGACAAGATGTTGGTGGTGATAGAATAATGAACGTTAAGACTTATGGGTCAGATATATACAGTTTCAAAGATAAACGTGTTTATCGTCTAACATTAACAGCTGATGATACTGACGCTACGAACCAGGTATACCGTGAGAAGGCTGGTAGTCCGTTCTGGGGGGCTCAAACAGAGACAGAGGAGGGTGTGTACTTTATTGACGATAGCACTGAATTTGAGGCTAAATTACGCATCATGAAGGTAGGGGCTAACAATGACACTGTTATCCCTGTATCAGCCACAGAAGGCTTTGATATAGGTAACTACGACTTCTCAGAGTGTTCTATGGTGTCATGGGGTGACTACGTTGCATTTACTGGAAAAGATACTGGTGAAACTTACAACAACAAACTATTCCTATTCCATAGAATCTACAGAAGCATTGATATTGTTAATTGGTCTTTGACTAAACTTGCGGTGTATAATGGAGCTTTGATAGGTGGCGAATCTATCTCAGACAACGTCTATACTTTGTTCTCAGGGTACGATGATGATGACTTCGGGTATGGTGCTGAATGGGAGAGCAGCCTAGACAACCTAGACATGGAAGGATTGAAGAAAGCTAAACGCTTGAGACTGAATGGGGCTATCGGACCAGACCAGAAGATATACGTTTATATAGCCTATGATAATGATAATTATGGTCTCTTGATTGATGATGACCATCCAGAGGGAGCTATAGACGGACAAGGTAGTTACATAGATACGTCTGCATCAGTAGCTGTAGGGGCTGTTACATTGGGTAGAGCTGAAGCAGGTGGAGGAGGAGACGGTATATCTGCTTACAATTACAAGACTGAGTTCAAATTAAACAGTGGAAAGTTTGAGAGAGTCAAGCTGAAGTTCGTTGTTACAAGTGAGAACTCTGGATATGCCTCAGTATCATTGTATGAATATTTCGATCTTCGATTGAAGAAAAACAAATTACCAACTAAATATAGATAATTAACAATATATGGCAACATTACCAAAAGCATACGCCCTATTTGAGACTACGTTACAGGATAGTATATCTAGTTCTGCAACATCAATGACTTTAGTCACAGGAACAGACAAAGAAGGGTCTGCACTATCTGGGACTATAGGTTTCATAATAGATGAGGGAACAGCCTCAGAAGAGTTCGTCATTGGCTCAGTCACTGCAACAGCGGTGTCCTCAATGCTTAGAGGTGTATCATCTTCTGATGGTACTACTGAAGTGGCAGGAAATAAAAAAGCTCACCGTAAAGGAGCTTCAATTAAGATTACAAATCATCCTTTACTTATTCGTTTATATAGGATAGCTAACGGAGATGATGCTTTCCCTGATAATCCACAGACGCTAGGGGATAGCTCACAAATGGCTACAAGTGCTGCTCCTACTGCAGACGCAGACATTGCTAACAAGAAGTATGTTGATGACACAGCTGTCGCTGGAGCGCCTGATGCAACTACTACTGTTAAAGGTAACGTAGAGATAGCTACTGATGCAGAGTTAGCAGCAGGAACAGGAACAGGTGGGACTGGTGCTGCAACCGTGGCAACAGGAAGTTCATTTAACGAAACAGCCGCCGCAGGTAAAGTGCCTGTCGGGGATAGTGGTGGTAAGATTGGTGCTGATTGGGGTGGAAGTGCAAGTACACTTGCTACTCTTGACGGTTCAGCTAAGGTTGTAGAAGACCCTGCAAACGCAACAGCTACTCCTACAGCTTCTAAGATTCCTATTGCTGATGGGAGTGGTAAGTTGGATGATGATTGGTTATCAGATAATCTTATAGGACTTGGCTATTTCGGAGACGGCTCAGACGGAGACGTAACAATCTCTGGAGCAACTACTCTTACAGCTGACATGTACTACGAGACTCTTACTATTGCAACTGGTCAAGAATTAAAACCAAATGGATTCAAGATATTCGTTCGAGATACCTTAACCTTTGAAGGTACTGGTAAGATTAGTGCTTATGGTGGCGCTGGACAAGTGGGTCAAGCTGTACCAGGTCTTGCTACCGCAGGAACACAAGCCAACACAGCAGGAACTCTACCTTCTAGTGCCACCGCAGGTGCAGGTGGCAAAGGGGGAGAAAATGGTGGAAGCGGTATTGCTACCGCAGGTGCAACAGGATTAGCCTCAACAAAAGCTATCGTATCAGCGAATGGTTCTGCAGGTGGCGCAGGTGGAACGGGTGGTGGCGCTGGTGGCGCAGGTGGAGCAAATACAGGAACACCTGTAAACCCTCTAAAAACATATAATGATGTTTATAGCCTAATTGATTGGAGTGACAATACTCTAGCTAGAATGGATATAAGCGCTGGCGCTGGAGGCGGGGGCGGGGGGGCTGCTGGGTCTGGTCCTAATTATAGTAATGGCGGAGGCGGAGGTGGAGGCGGAGCCGCTGGTGATAATGTATGGGTCTCTGCTAAAAATATTGTAACAGTAAATGGTAATGATTATATAGACGTTCATGGTGGCGCTGGGGGGAATGGTGGTACTGGTGTTAACCAAGGGTCTGGCGGTGGCGGAGGAGCTGGAGGAAATGGCGGTGTCGCTATAGTAAGTTACTACACAAAAACTGGTACTGGTACTATCAATGTAGCTTTTGGAGCAAAAGGAACAGGTGGAACAGGTGGAGATGCAAATGGAGCAGATGGTAACGATGGAACAGTTGGAGAAAGTTATTTAATACAAATTAATTAATACCTTTCAATTCCCATCATTATAAAATGGTGGGAACTACTAAGCTAATAATTTATATATATGGCATTCACACAAGAACAACTAGACGCACAAGCTGCTTTGACCGCTGGGGATGAAGCAGCATGTCAAAGACAAATAGCAGATGCGAGAGCGCGTACTCTTGCAATGCAAAAGAAACGTGAAACTTCTGGTCTACCAGCAACAACGGAGACAGGTGAACCTACTGTTTCAGACATGAAAGGTACAACAGGTTTTACTCCAAGAGATACTTCTGAGCAAGAAAGGCTCAGGACTTCTTATACTACTGGTGTAGATGAAGATGCTATACGTGCAGCCGAACAGGCTCGTATCCAGGAACAGATTGAGGCTATACAGCGTCAAGCTGATGTAGAGCGCGCTAAACTAGCAGGAGAGGCACAACAGAGAACTGGGCGTACTAGAGCTACGAGTGCACGTGCTGGTCTTGCTGGTTCTACTTTTGGTGAAGCACAGGCACAACAGACTGGTATTTTTAATCAGCAACAACGTGAAGCTTTTGAAGCACAGGTAGCTACTCAAATTGCTGTTGCTAAAGGTAATGCAAGCCAACGTGCTGTTGATGAGATAGCTGCTCAACGTGAATTGAAGTCTCAAGATTACGGGAGATTCTTGGAAGAACGTAGTAGAATACAAACTGCTGCTCGTGAAGACATCGCAGGTCTAGGAGCTCAAGGTGGTACACTAGATGATCTTGATTCAGCTACTAAAGATATGTTGCTTAAACAGTCTGGTATGAGTGAGTTTGCTGCTAATGCTGTGGCTTTTTCAAACAATCCTCAAGCTAATGCTAAATATCAAGTTATTGGAGATAAGTTCGTAGGATATTACTTCGACCCTAAGACTGGGACAATCCAGACTGTAGAAAGTGAAGCTATCCCTGGCATTAATCCTGAAGCTGATATGCAGATCATAGGCGGTGTACCTTATGTTATGACTAAAGATGCTGACGGTAACTTAAGTGGTGAGATACTACCTGGATTCAAACAAGAAGATGTATTCAAATACCAGAAGGGGACCAAATCACAACCAGCTGGTTGGTTTAATGAAACTACTGGTGAATTTACTCCGTTAAGTGAGGGGACTCCAGCAGGAGCACCTAGTGGACCTAGTGGACCTGACTCACCAGATAAACCTGGCTCAGAATTTGATAATGCAAGACAGTTTATAATTGATAACCCTGATGCTTCTGATGATGAGTTAAAACAAGCCATGCAAGAACACACTGGCCTGAGTGTTAGTGAAATAAATTCACTAGTTAAGACTAGGACAGAGGTGGCACAAGAGGGTGGAGCTTATAGTGTCAAAGAAACATCACAATATCTTTATGATAATTTCTCGAATAAAGAAGCATTAGCTGAGATTGAAGGATATGACCTAACTCCTGAGCAAAAAGAAGAATTAAAACAGAGTTTACAAAGTAAAAGAACAGGGGCACAAAAGTTTTTACCATTTGGAAAATAATATATGGCTTTGAATTTCTCAGCATTTAAAAGTGTGTCAACCAAGACTTCAAGTAAATTAAACTTGTCTAGTTTTGGTGTTGAAAAGGTAGAGCCCAGGGGCGACGATGTACAAATAAAGACTATAGATCGACCAGGGTTAGGGCTCAAAGCTCAGTTTTTAAGCACTCCTAGTGGAAAACTAGCTAAAGAGACAAGAGGAACTGGGTCATTTAAGACTAAAAAAGGCCAAGAAATAGATCACTCTATTCCAGTATCGTTGGGTGGTACTTCAAGAGATTCGAACTTACAGTACCTAAAAGATGCTAACATCATAGACAAGTTCACTCAAAAAGATCCATTTAAAAGGGCTAGTAGACAGGATGGTAAGATGATTATTGAATTAAAGGCTATTGAGGATTATAAAAAAGGTAGAATCGGGTTAAATGAGGCTCGTCAGAGGGTGTTGAACTGGAATAACCAGCCTGAAAGTAGTATAAAGCTATTTGCTGAGGCAATACTTGAGTCAAAACCAGTAAAGACAGCCATTTCTCTTACAAGTCTACTTAACAAAACGCAGGCCGCTAAAAGCCCTCTTGTAAGCACCATAGATTCTATTCGTGGGGCAAGTACCAAAGAAGACCTCAAACAGTCCGTTACGGGCACTCTGGACACGCTCAGGGCATCTACACAGGTCGCTGCTACTCCACTTGCTGCTGGCTTTGGTGCTACACCTGGTGGAGCTACTCCACTTGAGGGAGCAACTGAAAGTTTGAAACTAGCTAGAGATATGTGGACTAGTAACGATGTTCACCTTGGTAAAAACGTAGACAAGGCAGCACAGATGTACTTAGAGAACCAGAAGATAGGTAGATATGGTGGCAATGAACCAAGTGCTAAGGATGTTGTAGTACTAAGTGCTCTAGGATTTGCTAATATCTTTGGCGACCCTGCATTTGAGGTGGGGCTAGGTTTAAAAGGTATAAGAGCATTAAAAGAATTTAAAACATTTAAAAAAACAGGCACAGTTAAAAAGACGTTGCCTGAAGGGCAGGCGTTTGTAAAAGGTAAAGAAGTACCAAGAGAAATTAAAATAAGTGATGACCTAAAAGTAAAGATAAATCCTAAAGGTAAGACTGTAACTATTAAAGGTTATGAGAGACGTTTCCCTACACAAAAGGGATTACCTGAAGGAGCTACTACTAAGGAAGTAACGGATATTGTAAAAGGAATTGAACAAGCTACAGGTGCTACAGTTAAACCGTCTATTGTAGGTGGTGATTTGGTTTTAAAAACAACACAACCTCTAGCAAAAACAGCTCCTAAGGTTGTACAACCTACTGTTAAAGCAGTAGACCCTCTTATACAAGAAGCTAAGAAGTATAAGAGTGCTGATGATTTTGTGAATGAACAGACTTTTTATAGGGGGGAAGGTAGTAGTAATGGGAAAGGTAACTATTTTACAAGAGACCAAGAATTTGCGAATGAATTTGCTGGTATCAAGCCACTAACAGAAACTACTATTCCAGAAAGCCAGATTTATAGACCAAAGGAACTTGGTTTCGCTGGAAATGAAAAAGATGTTACACAAGCCATATCTGAGGCAAAAGGTAAAGGTTATAAAGCGGTTTATCTTAGTGAGGGAAGTCCTTTTGGAGAGCCTATCGAAAGTGTATTTGTTTTTGATAAAAGTGCTATTACTCCTAAATCCCAACTAACAGACATCTGGAATAAAGCACAAGAGAAACCTTTACCTAAACCTACTCCACAAGCCCCAAAACAGACTTCTAAGCCTGTTATAGAGCCTAAAGAGGTTTCTGTACCAAGAGAGCAAATTCCAGCAGGAGAAGGGAAAACAAAGGTAAGTAAACTAGAAGCTAGAGTTAAAAACCAACTTGATAAGGTGTCACAACAAGAAATTGATGACATCGGGCTGTCTACATTCAGAGAATTGAACAAGGAATCTAATATAAAGGCTGCTTCTGAGTTTGTAGCTAAAGATCCAGACCAAGCACTCAGGGTTTTGAAGGGAGAGGTCGAAGCACCTAAGGGGGTATTGACAAATTCGGTATTTGTTGCTATGAATAACCTAGCTAAAGGTGATACTGGGCTTGCTCTTAAATTAGCATCTGTTAGAGCTACTAGGTTAGGTCAGGAACTTAGTATATTGACCGAGATCGACAAGGGTTCTCCAGTGAGTATGCTACAGGAATTATACAAGATAAGAGAGGCCTCATTTGAAAAAAGAACTAAAACTAAGCCAAAGACTAAACTTACTGCAGAACAAAAGAAAATACAGCGTGAGATTAAAGCTGTTGAGAAGTCGGAGGCACAACTTAAGTCATTTATTGATTCAATAATCTGTTAATATGGCATTTTGTCTTACAAAAGATAAAGCACAGAAGTTCTTACAAGCTATTAAGAGTGGTGCTTTGGATATAAACAAACTAGCAGGTATGACTAGTGCTGAAAGAGTTGCAGAGTTTATGAAAGTAATAGAGATAGATCTAGCAACAGCAAAAGAGGTCAATGCCTTATTTGAAAGTAAACTACTTCTAAAATATCAGAAGACTGGTATTAAGAACTGGATAGAGAAAACTGGTGGTCTAAAGACTGATGTTAAAAGAGATCTTGTGACTCGTGTGAATAGACTAGATAAAGCCCTAGAACCTCAGGATGCCTTCCTAGAAGATTTAGTATCAAAGAGAATAGGTATAGGTGTATCAGAAGAAGAGGCTCAAAAGTTATTTGACCTTGCTAAGAATGTAGAAGATAAGAAGGCTTTAGTAAAAGACACACCGATTGGCAGCAAGGAGAGATTAGACTACGGTTTAGCTATTGTTAAGATGCAGGATTACTTCAAAGAATTGAAGCTAGTTACTGAGAAGAAAGTTTTAGGAGATTTTATAAAATAACCACAAGAACTTCTATATGAGCTTGGTGGGGCTTCAAAGTCACTGCTTGCATCAATGGATAATAGTTTTTTTGGAAGACAGGGGATAAAACTACTATTTAACTCTCCGTCTAGTTGGGCTAGAAACTTCGGTAAGTCATGGGGAGATATTGGAAAAGAACTAAAGGGAGTAGATGCTATAACTCCTATAAAAGCAGAGATATTCTCACGTCCTAACGCCATAGACGGAACGTATAAGAAAATGGGATTAGATGTAGGATTAGACAGTGAAGAGGCATTCCCATCATCATTACCTGAGCGTATACCTGTACTTGGTAGACTATTTAAGGCATCTGAGAGTGCATACAATGGTGCTGCTTTACGCATGAGGGCGGATTATGCAGATAAAATGTTAAAGATTGCAGAAAGCGGTGGAGTTGATATCACTAATAAGGAAGAGTTAGAGGGTATTGGTAATCTAGTAAACTCGATGACGGGTCGTGGTAGTATTGGTAAGTTAGCCCCACTTGGGAAACAAATCAATGCTCTTATGTTCTCTATTAAATTCTTGAAATCGAACATTGATACAATTACAGCTCATCAATTTGATCCTAAAGCAACTAAATTTACTAAGAAACAGGCTCGTAAGAATCTAGGTAAAATAGTAGGTGGGCTTGCATCTGTTTACGCAATGGCGTATGCCGCTAATCCAGATAGTGTAGAGCTAGATCCAAGAAGCACAGCATTTGGTAAAATAAGAGTTGGAAATAGATTCTTTGACCCGACGGGTGGCTTATCTTCATTAGCTGTACTGGCTACGAGACTATTACCAACAAAACATGAAGGTGAGTGGGGGTCTTGGCAAAAGAGTAGTACAGGTAAATGGACTAATTTGACGTCTGGTAAAGCTTTCCAAAGAAATGCAGAGGATGTATTCTTTGACTTCTTTGCTGGTAAAACAGCACCTCTTGCATCTATGGTAAGGGATTACTGGAGAGGTAGAGATTTTGATGGCAATAAACCAACTGTTTTTAGCTCAATAAAACGTAGTGTGACTCCTATCCCTATACAAACATTTAATGATTTAACCTGGGAAGATCCTTTACTAGACTTTGCTACTATAATAGGAGAAGAAATAGGTATTGGCAGCTACGATATAACACCTAAAAAAGAAGATAAAAAAGAAACAAAGAAACCTTTTTTACCTAAAAAGAAGTAATATGGCACAAGCAATTATATTAGGAGTCGGGGTGATTTGGTTGGTTAGTTTAATGTACGACGAGAGTTAAAACCTATAAAGACGAAAAAACACTCCAATTACGGGGTGTTTTTTTAATATAAGGAGTGGTAGTTTATGAACAGATACTACCAAACTGTTGCCTGTTAAGGCGAATGAAAAAGAGCGTGGGGCTTCGGGTAGCAGGATCAGCGTTTCTTCTTGAGAGGCTTCACGCTTTCAAAGCCTTTCTTGGTGGCAGAAGCATCGGCGACGTGTCGCTGTTGCCTCTTCGTCTCTTCGAGGTCGACATAGAACTTGCCAAGCTCTTGGCATCTTCGGCATGAGCCGATGAACTCTTTGTCGTCGGGTCTATCGTCGAACAGCATCACCTTGATGACCGCCCCACAATAGCATCTCAATGTCGAGCGGCCCATGATTACACCTCCTATCCGCTGTGCGCGAACCACTTCTGACAGCTTTTACACTTGCCATGGTAGTTCACCATGAACAGTTTCTTCCTCACCTGCCACCGTTTCCAGGAGAAGGTGACCTTGAGGAACTTCTCACACTGGGAACAGTACCAGATGGTTATCATTTCGGCACCTCCATCTGGAAGATGTAGATCTTCTCGCCACAGCACTGGCACTCCGCGACACGGTAGAGCTTACCGTTCTTGGTAACCTTCTTGCCCGTGTACTCAAAGACCTCGTGATAGAAACAGGACGGACACCAACGCTTCATCTCTTACCTCCGTCTGAAAAGAAGTTTTCTCTGACAAAGAATACACTCTGCCTCGACGTACACCTTGCCGTCGACTACTTCGGTCTTGCCCGTCAGAACCCATCTACGGGTACACTGACAGGTAGCACACCAGTGATTGATAAGCCCCTCCTACAAGAAGACGATGATAACGAGTATCACGAGGACACACGCCATCAGCTCGTACCGTTCATTCCATTTGTCGGACATTTGACACCTCTTTTTTAAATCCCACAGTCTACTATCCCAATTATGAGATAGTTTGTGTGTTATTTAAGTAGTTCTGGGCTGTAGTGGATTGGTTAATCTATGTATTTCTTCTCTACTCATTTCGGTAGTCCTCCCAAAACTCTCGCCATCTTTGTTTAACCCCATAAAACTATCCAGCTCTACAATCTCTGCTTCATCATCAGGCCTATCTATTATAACAATAGCGGTAAAATAACTAATATTATTATTTGAATACCAGTCTATCAATGCTTTTAATGCTTTTGTTTTATCCATATATTTATTATTTAGTTATCAATGAGTTGATTAAAATTGATTATCTATGTTTTATTGTCAACTATTCAAAAGTTAGTTAAGAAGTGGGATGGGCAAAGCTATGGACAATACACTACCCTTGCTTGAGCCACCCTGTGTATATTAGGCTGTCTATTTCAACCACCATCCACACTCCTTAACCAGCTTTTGAGGGCTAGGTTGGCTCTTCTCCGATTAAATAGTGTTTTCCAGCAAAATAAACATCATAAGAATTGTCGTGTTCATAACGCCTATCAATAAATAGTTTTCTATCCTCGTCTACATCAAAATACGCCTGTATGCAATGCTTGTAGTCTGTTATAAGTTCAAAATCTTTACTTAAACCATCTACTTTTAATGTTTTTGGGTAAGGTTCTGACCATCCTTCATAGTAAAATACCCAATTTTTTCCTTGGTAATCAAAATCTAAAACCAATCTTCTTTTATCAACATAACATTTCTCTTGATTTATTTTAAGTTCTTCTTCCATACTATATATATTTAATTATTTAATTCTTGGTCTATATAATCAGATACTCTATTTATTACTCCCTGTTAGGGGGGTTAGATTAGATTATTTTCTTTAAGATAAATAAGCATTTTAGCCATAGCATTAACAAGACTTGCGTCATTAAAAAACCCTCTATTTCCAGCATCTCCTCCACCTTGATAACAAACTTCCCACCAAGTTTTATCTTTTGATATTTCCAAACTATAATGTGTTTTATAATCAGTTGCTCTTGCTTCTTCTTTTAATCTATGTGGTAGCATCTCTCCCATTTCCGCTACTGTGTAGGCTGGACAAACTACAATCATATTATCATCGTCCCATTTACTTAAATCTGTGCAAATTCGTGGCTGATAATTATTTCTTAAACCGCTTTCTTCTCCCCAATAAAATAAACTTTCCTTTTCAAATCCTAGTTCTTTTAATTTTGTACTTAGCTCTAGTGAGCAAACTTGTTGTTCTAATCCCATATATTATTTATTACTCCCTGTTAGGGGGTTACTTAATAAGTTTCTTTTCTACTTTATAAAACCGACCATTTTCAAGTTCACAATCTCTAAAGTCTATTTCTTTACCAACGGTGTGATAGTCAGTATTGCTTTTACAATCTATCCAAATGCACACCTGCGGGGAATCGAAACTATCCCAGTTCTTCTGGACTTCTTTGTAGTATTTATCCCACAGCTCTTCGGTTTCACTCCTTGTTATCAAATCAGTGTCCTCAATCACACTGCTCCGTGTTGCATACTGGAATAAACAGTCTTTTATTTCTTCCATATTTATTTATTACTCCTTGTTAGGGGGTTATTTATTGTTTATGAGGGGTGATATGCCAGTTGATTCTATTATCTGTAATGTGTACCCTGTCTTTGTCTTTCCACTCGTTTTCTCCGTCATTTATTAGAGAA